ACGAGGATCAGTACAACCAACCGAGAAGCGCATATACATTGCTGCCAATGCGTTCTTAGTCGAGAAGTCATTATCTTGATCGAACGTTGGACGCTCTCTCCAGAAGAATGTCATTCCATGTGGGCAGTTAGTTCTTACAAACCAAGCGTGTGGTGCAGTGAAGAATTGATTGATATGCACGCCCTTGGGGAATGCGCCCGTTGCCTTTAGCACGTTGATATTGTTACTCGAGCTGTTAGACTGGAGAACAGACTTCAGGATACGTGTGGCATTGAACCATTCTTGACGAGGTACATGCAAGCTCTCTGCTTGAATTGCAACCAAATTTCCACGGTCGGTTTGCGTACCCATAATCTGGATAGTCAAATCTTCCAAGGAAGCTTCTGCAAGGTCAGCCGCAGGGGATAGTACATTACTATACGTACCACCTGTGGCATTCACGTGGGAAGCCGACAGCAACGCAACTCCATCACCTGTTGTGAAGTAAGTCGAGGTGAAAGCATTGTTGTACAGGAACGCTGCCACTGTGTCAATGGTTTGATTACCTGAGAACGCAAGAGCCTTCGCACGACGCTCACTTACTTCTTTATACAGCATGTCCTTCAGCTCTTCATGTGTCACCGCGTAACCTAGAGCATAAGCAATATGCTGATAGGTTGTGATGATACCTTGAATTTCCGAGTCCATCTGGATCGGTGCACCCTGGCCTTTAACTGGCATTAAACCAAAGTCAGTAACTTGAACACCTTGTTCATACGCTTTGTCAGAATCCAAAACTTCGTAGCAGGGCAAATATTGCGGCTGATACTCGTCGTAGACCTGACCCCATGTTGCATAGATACCTGGCCATAATAGCTTCGGATGGGTACCTGTATTGATAACACCTGCTGGCATAATCTTCTCCTATTAAACGCCTGCGGCACCAGTGCCGGTTCCAAGCTCATGCACGTTGATCTTCACTAACCATGTCGCATACGCACCGAAGGCGTTGTTTGCGCGACGAGCTAGCCCCAAGAGGCGAATTGGCAAAGTTGCTGTTGTGGCCGCTGTAGCATCTGTCTGACTCGACAGTGTCCAACCGGATACATAACCATTGTTTGCGCCGCTCTGCATTGTAGTATTCATCCCTGTTTGACCTGCGGCAAGCTGTGTGCCATTCGCGTGCTCATTAATTTCGAATATCAAATTCGGATCATCAGCCACGATAGCATACCATACTGCTGGATCACTTGCGGGACGAACAATACTGTTTAAGTTATTCGGATTGTATATACCACCTTCGGCAGTACCCAACCCAACAATCACACCACGAATTGCACCTGTACCACCATAGATGGCAATTCCAGGTACACCATTGGCATCAGCGGATCCACTCGAGATTACAGGATCGCCGACAGCAAGAGCTGTGCCATACGAAGCTGCAATTGAGTAGATATTCCCCTGGCCATTCCAAGTAGCGCCGCTCAGGTTTTTAACCGGAACGAGACCTGCTGGACGATTTGCATTAGCCATTTAAATAGCCCTCCAATTAAGATTTCTTACGGAATAGCTCAGCCACTTTCTTCTTATGGCTAGCCGGAATGTAACCTTCTTCTATCTGGTTATCGCCGCGTAGGTTCGCAGCTGTCTCCTCATTTATCTCCGCCAGTTTGGATTGGTCTTGCTCCCACAGTTCTTCGGGGAGCTTCATGAGATAGAGACGAACCGCATCACCATCTGAACCTGTGTCACTACCGGCAACCATACTAACTCTTGATCCGAGGTCGGTATTACCAGATGCTTCCGCATCCCCACCAAGGTCGAAATTGTTTATATCTGTCTCTCCATCTTCCACAAAGGTATATCCGGCCTTCTGCGCTTGTGCGAGGCGGGATGGTGTACCCAGCATCCAATGGAGATGATATCCATCAATGTCAACTGCCTGCAATCTCTGCCGAGGTACTGACATAGGGATACGGGATTTGTTACTTAACTTTTTCTCCTGCGCATTAGCAGGGTTTGACTTCGAAAGGGACGACAATAGATTCTCGCTCATGTTAGACTCCTAATACTGCGTTAGCATAATATTGACGCCATTCAGCTTGCGTCTTGTATAGTTTTCCTTCTCCGACGAACTTCTTCCCTTCAGCGTCGCAAATGCGTTTTGCATCTGGATCGAGATCGTTGTAAGTAGGTGCGCGACCTTTAGTATTTCCTCCGTCACCGGAGTGATTACCTGAGCCAACTTTGCTCGAACCCACACCACCATTAAGGCGGAAAGACAATTCCTTATCTACGAGGTCGTAGAAAGCTTTCCCGACGAGATGGTCGTTTTCGGGGTCAGCCCGCAGACCGTTCGCGATGGAGTTGGCAAGCGATGTCTTCCGTGCATCTGTACCGTACCAGCGATTTGCATCAGCCCACGATACAGTGTCAGGATCGACTTGAGGTGCGGGCGGAACTATGGGAGGTACCACAGCAGGCTTCGTAAGGGCGGCATTCGCCTGATTCAATTGATCCGTCAATTCCACCTCCAAATCAACATCACCATCCCGCTTCGCCTGCTTCAACTCCTCCAGCAATTGTTTCCGCGCTTGTTCCACTTGCTTCTTCGTATTCGTGTTATGGAACTCTTGCAGGTCCTTCACCGACTGTTGAGTCTCCGCGAACAGCTGTGCAAGCCTCTTATTTTCATTCGCCATCTGTTCCAGTTGCGATTGTAACTCCGCATTCTTCTTCTTCACAATAGGAAGAACCGTGTGCCCACGTTCTACAAATGTAGAGGCATCTACCCAACGAGCTTGATCACCACGAAATTCTTCCGAGGGAACCCAACCCATAGCGCGGGCTTCTTGTTCCATCTCCGGCGTATTAATTGTGTCCGACATGATCAGCCTCCTCTACAATTGCCATGAATATATCTCTATCATTAATAGCGCGATAGATCAAATCATCTTTCGTCCCACGAACCATAGTACCAGCCATCTTCGAGATGAGGACTTTATCCCCAACCTTCGCCCTTGGCGGTTCGTCCGGCCAGCATGAAGGGCCAATTGCCACAACAATGACTCGTGTATCCAACATCTGCAGCCGTTCATTCACTGAGTCTGGCATCACGATTAATTGCGACTTCTTCTCTGGCTCATAAGGTTTAACTAATACTGCCCGCCCTAAGGGGGACAACCCACTACTGTTCCATTGTGTCTGTTCTTGGTGGCTCATATCCTAACTCCATACAAAATGTTTCATAATCAAGATTCAATATATCATGAATCGCCTCGCAGCGTCCGATTGCTTTCGCATTCAAAATCGCCGTTCCATACTGGCTCATGTCGGTATAGTGCCCCGCCATCCACCGTTCTTTCTCTTCTTCAACCCACTGCGGGAGCAATCGTTTGAGCAGCACTTGGGTTACCTGCATTTCCAGCCACCCCTTGAACTCCTCCTCCTCCGGCATCCTGTCCGTGTACAGCGTCATGTTCCATTCCTTTTAAAAGTGTTTCTGCCTGTTGCGTCAAAATGTCATTGTGGGTTTTCAGTGCACCGATTGCAGCTTCGAATGCAGCGATCTGATGGCCCGCTCTGACACCACCTGCTTGCTCGATCTCAAGAGTCGCTTTTGCCATGAGGTCAACTATCTTAGCTTGGTTCAACTGCCGTTGCTCTTTCAAGGAGACGACGAACTTCATTTGTTCAAACTTCATTTTCTCTGTCGCAAGCTGCACCTTCATTTGTTCGATTTGCACCTTCACATTCGGTAGGGGTCCAGTCTTCTGCGGCCCTGGGTAGATAATATTAACCCCATCCACGTGCAGAGTCTTCAGCCATTGCCGCTCGACTTGCTCGATATCATAGCCAGGTGTTTGCATAGCAGCCTGCTTCACCATCGTCGCAATCTGGTGACGCATCATTTCCGAAACTACATTCGGATCAGATGCGGGCATGATGTTGCAGGGTGGGGCTTCTAAATAATCTTTCCGTTGTACCTTCATACCAACATCACCGAAGACGGTGGCTTCCATCGGGAGATTGATTGCATTCAGAATATAGAGTTTCGAGAACTCTTCCTGCAATGCACCCCAGACGCGTTTGTAAATTGCTTTGTAAACCTTCATCCCTTGATCTACCATTGTCTGGGTAGTCTGGGCTGGAGTGTTCTGGCCAGGATTTTCCCCTACTTGCGTCTCTGTTGTCCCAGCTATGCGCCCCGTGTAACCGATCAAGAGTTGAAGCAATTGCAAGAGAATTGTGGAGGGTTCCCGTACCGGCAGTGGAAACACACTCTTCTTCAGATCATCCCCCGCAACATCTACGACCTTCCACTCAAGCGGTGCAAACGTGTACTGCCCTCCGCGCATCTTTGCCCCACGAGTTAGAAAACCTCCGGCACAGTTTGACATTGTTCCCGCATCAACCAACTGATTAATAATCGTATTCGTCGATTCATTCAGAGGGCCGAGAAGAATGCCAAAGCCAAGACCATAAACAGAACCATCTGGAGACGGGATAAAGATGTATCCGGTAAAATACTCTGTAGCACGAATTTTGAGAATTCTTCCGTCAGATAGACGATCCACATCATGCCACTCAAAACGAGCAACAATTCGGAGAACCGTATGAGAGCTTTCTTCAATTGTAACAATATACGGCTCACGATATCCATCCCCGTCCAAGTCGAGTAAGCAATGTTGTTCAAGAGTTCTGAACGGAGTATCCTCATCTGACTGCGGAGCTGGAGCTACTTTACCTGTACGGGCATCCTCTTGCGCCTGATGTTGGCTCGGCTGTATGACAGCGTTCTGCTGGTACCAAGGCTCCTCGAGTACGTTACGGAACACATCAGACATGCAATTCTCATACATGTCATTACGATAGACGGGTATAACGTGAGTCTTACGGGAAGCTGTTTCAACTGACTTAGCATAGTAGTCCAGCACGAGATCATGCGCGAGAACTAACTCGCTCTTGTTCGTGTATTCAGAAGGTTTGTGGAAAGTTTTGACAAAAGCACTTCCAACAATAGGGAGGCTGATTAAGAGGCGGTCATGCTGCTCATCCCAAGCGCGATCTTGGTAAGACACTTGGTAACTCATGTGAGCACTGATTCGTTCGCCACGATCACGAGCTTCCATGGAAGCATCCTGCCCACTCACACGATACTTGACTAAGTCCGGCCCTTGCAATAGTGCGGGATACGCTTGGGAATGGAACTGGAGGGCGGCTATCGTCACAAGGGGGAATGCAATGTTCGAAGCGTTCGGCCAAGGGAAGCTCTTTGCTTTCGTAACTTGAAGGGCGAGGTTCATCGCCGCATCAGTTCTGATTTCCCAGTTCCGTCTCGACTGTTTATCTCTAACATACCCTTCCCAGATGTGTTCGCCAATAGAAGCTAAATCACCCGACTCGAAAAGATGGGTGAGGTTCGGCTTCTGTGTAAATTCTTTTGTGATGCGGACTCGTTT